TTGCTCTTCTAACGGCTTCACGCTGATAACCCCTGAGAGTTGTCTTTAGGCTCATGCAGCCTTCAGTTCAGATAACTCAACTTCCCAGGTATCGCCTGCAGAATCTTCAACGTAGGCAGTTTCATCATCTATCTCGGTGACGACACCTTTAACCGTGTCGCCTTCCTCGTCAGTGAATGTAACCTTGGAGCCTTCGCGAATCTTCTTGGCTCGGCCTTTACCCTTTCTTTTCTTCTTGGGTGCCGGCTCTTCTTCTTCTTCTTCTTCTTCGTCTTCTTCCTCTTCTTCTTCTTCGTCTTCCTCTTCTTCCTCTTCCTCTTCACCTTCAGACATGAAGCCGGTAATGCGAGGCTTGTCCTTGCCTTCCCATTCCTCGTTAGTGACTTCGACTCCACACTCCTCACCGATCAGGTCATCTACGTCGATGTCCATCGGACCCTCTTCGACTTCAAGACCCAGACATTCCAGGATAGTGCGGAAGCGCCACAAGGACTGAGGTTGCAACGAGATGTTATCGAACACCGTAGCACCGTCGCACTTACCGCCTACGATCTTCCAGCGACAAGACAGGTACGGTTCACCGCTACTCTCGCCTTCCTGTTCTTCAGCGGCGTGAAGTTTTGCGGTGTAGTTTCCATCCGGCACTGGTTTCCCACCACCGGACTCGACGCCTTCAAAGTCGACACTGACTGTGTTCTTCTTCTTCCGGCTGCGGGTTTTCTTCTTCGATCTTGCCATTTACTTTCTCCTCTTCCTTTTCTTGGTTACTTTCTTTTTTGCAGCCGTTATCTTCCCTGTGATCAGGTTGACAATCTTCGTGAATGTCGGATTGACAACAAAGTCAGGAAGTGGGCCTGCTTCGACTGGTCTGCGCACCTTGGTTGAATAGAAGGCGTGGGGACCGATGCGCATACAGTAGTCCACGTGCCTTTCTTTTTTGCTTCCCTTCCCTGTGAATGATTCTTTAATGTAAGTCGAACCAATAGCATCCACTGCTCCATCAATGAATGATCCTACGCTAGGCATAACCCTGGCACCTACTGACGGTTCCAAGGCATCGTCTTCTTCTTCGCCACCACCGAAGACTCGTTCATGAGCAATGAGGCAGATGTTATACTGATCTGCTAGACCTCGATAGTTAGAGAGGGAAGTCTTTAGTAGACCGGACAATTCTCCCCAGTTCTTCCGAGTGAACAACTCAGATTGGGCTTTCTTGGCTCGTTCTCGGACTTCACCCATCCCCAAATCCTGGAGATTAGTGATCTGGTCAATGACGATGGTTTTGTATTTAGTCCCTTCCTCCAGATACCAGAAGGCATCTTCGAAGTCTGCCCAGGTTTTACATCGCAAGACGTCAATATTCTTCTCCTTGCGAATGGTATCCAAGCCTCGCTCGTTGATGTCCAGGAACAGTATAGGACGTGGGAAGGTTGACCCAAACTGAGTTTTCCCTGATCCCGATCTGCCATAGACTAACATGACCTGATTCGAGGGAGTGTCACCCACGGGATGAATCAACTTCCCAATCCTACTTCCGCTTGGTGCGCTTCTTTTTGCCTTTCTTCTTACTTTCTTTTTTGCCACTGAATTTCTCCCGTGGTTGATAATGGGCTTTCTTTACGAAGTTGGCATCGAGTCCTCGGACCTCTGCCTCGCAAATCTGTTTGAACTCGCAGCCTTGACAGTTGAACTTACTCATGTGTCGAGGAGCGATCCCCTCCATATGCTGGATCATAAGTCCAGTTGTTCGGAAATCTTCGACTACTGCCTGAATCTGAGCCTCCTTCGGAGCCGGTAAGAATACTCGCTCGAAGAACATTAGATCGTTCTTCTCCAGGTGCTTCAGGAACTTAGCGTATGGTTTTGGATCGAGCTTCTCCCGCTTGATTGCGGCTTCATAGGTTGATCGGTCACAGCGAATACTCGCCTTCTGAGATAGCTCTCCACTCTTCAGAACTGTAGGCTCAGTTGGTGGCGCCGTGCGAACGTAGTCCCAACAGATACCGTCAGCAGCTCTCTCAGGATTCCAGCGGTTCCAAGCCCAGATATACAGGATCAACTGAAGCTCGTGAAAACGATGCTCTGCATCAGGGATAGACTTATGGAATTTGTGATCCATGAGCCAGCGTCGAGTGGAACCATCCAGGGCTACCTTGTCGATGTATCCTATGAATCGAAGGTCCTTACTCAGGTCCGTGGCAACAAATGCTTCTGTCTCTTCGTACTCGAGGTCATCATCCCGGTACTGGCGAAGATAGGATTGAAACAGACGTTCACAGTTGCCAGGAATATCTCCGTGCTCTTCCCGTTCTTCCTCAAAGAATTTCTTATACTGCTGAGCATACTCCTCGAGAATATCCCAAGCGTCCTTACTGACATTGTCAAAACGCTTAGCGACGGTATGAGCGTCCAGCATTTCATGCAGTATCTTTCCTACCAACATGGGGATGATAGGTCTCTTACGTTGGAGTCGCTGATGATAGCGATAGTCATGTGCCTTCGGACACCTCCGATGCAGATTGACTTGTGACCAGCTCATTGATGGCATTAGTTTTTCTCCTGGGCTCTCGATTCTACGCCTGTTGTTTTCTCATTGTAAATGATTGTTTTCTTGATACTTCTTGCCTTTGCCCCAAGGACCTACTTCCAATTCTCCCTCCATGGGTAGACCTAGTTTGATCTTAAAAGTCTTCATCAAGCTGGGCTTCCGCATAATCTTCAGGACTTGTGGTAAGATTTCGTCCTCGTGGCCTATCTTAATCATCCCAAGTACTGCATCGTGATGTTCACCGACGACTCTGAACTTGGAACGGTCCACAGTCTCGTGAACCTCGACCATCACCATAGCTTTGTAGTCGCCAATGAATCCCTGAATGGGACTGTTGATGGCCTGCCGCTGAGCCTCCATGCGAACGAATTTGTCCTTGGCTGTTATGCCCGGCAATCTCCGCAAGCGACCGCTGAGGCTCCTGACATAACCATTCAGCTTCGCGAGTTTCTTCTGTTTGCTGTGCCAATCTTTCAACCGACTGTAAAGACTGAAATAGGCTTCGCGTGCTCGATGAGCTTCTTTGTAGGTAGCGTTCCATTGGTATTTGACCCTTGCTGTCTGCATGAATTTCTTTTCATACATTCCGTAGATGAAGCCAAAGTTGATGGCCTTCGCTTTCTTTCTACCCTCTTTCCATCCTCCCCAGAATTCGGTACATTCCTCTGGACCTATCTCCATTACAACTTCGGCTGCCTCAGTCAGGTTCAATCCTTTCTCGGTGGAAAAGTGTCCTGCCGTTTCTCTGAGATGCCGCACATATTCGCCAAGGCCCGCTGACGTAAGAGTGTGCATAAGCGTTCGCCAATGGACATCAATGTCCTCGGTGAAGCATCTTCTAAGCTCGAGATCACCAGAAGCAGCCGCTGCAATTCGGAGTTCAGCCTGGCTGATGTCGCCTTGGACAAATCTCCATCCTGGCGGAGCGGTAATGAGATTTCTAATTTTGCCATCTCTGGGGATAGAGTGAATGCGAGATGAGTAGCGTCCCGTAACTGTACCATGTATCTTGTAACTGACATAGAGCTGATCTCCTATCATGAACTTCTTAAAGCCATTGATGTAGGTACTGATAAACTTCGCTCGCTCCCGGTATTGAACCAGTAGATCAACAGCTTCGTGCGTTCCTATCAAGTCGAGTAAGGCGGTCTCCGAGGTTGAGGGATTATCTTTCTTAGTCCATTCCTGGCATTCCAATCCTAGATCATCGTAAAGAGCTTTGGCGACTTGAGCTGGAGCATTCCAATTGATTGTTCTACCCAGAATCTTATTCAATCTCTTTTGAATCTGGATTTTTTCCTGCAATAGCTCGAGACCTATTTCTTCCATCGCCTCGAGATCGACAGTCAGTCCCTCCATTTCGATGTCTTCCATCGCTCGAGCGGCAGGCATGATCAGCTGATAGAATAGGCGTCGAAGGGGAAGGGCCTTCTTCAACTCCTTCTGAAATATCTTGACCAGGCGTAAAGTATACCCGGCATCAGAGGCGCAGTATTTGAAGTTCCTCATTGGGTATTCAGTCTTGCCCTGCTTCTCCTTCAGTGGGATGTCGTACTCGGAGACATTTAGGAATGCTCGACAGTTGGACGTCAAGTCATTGTCGGTATTCTCGTTGAGAGTATGTGATGCGAGCATACCGTCGAAGTGAAGCTTGAAGCTGACTCCGAACTGATTCCTGAGCCACAGGTTGTCGAATTTCCCATTCCAGGCGTAACCCTTCTTGTTAGTATGGTGTTGGATCTCGACCAGTAGATGGATCAACTTCTTTAGTGCATCACCCCGTCGCCATGGACCAACTCCAAATCTCGTATAGTCGGGATGCATATGGCAAGGTATAACCCAAGTTCTCGTTGGGAGAGCGATTCCAATGGCAGTGATGTATCCCTCAGGATCGAAAGAGAAGAGCCCTGACGTCTCAAGATCGAAAGCAAATTCTGGGGCCAATATGAATTCCTTGATAAACGATTCAAAGTTGCCGCGTCTAACGACACTCCAAGAAAGAGGTGTTTCATCGCTGTCTCCTCGTACTTTCTTCGCAAGCCTTGCAATATCATTTTGAAATCCCGGTAGTTTAGATGGATCACGCATAGTGTATGCGGGATGGAAGGTGGGCATACCGATGTAGTCTACCTTATCGCTTTCGATTAGCTCACCGTGAAACTGATTGATCTTAGCTTTACCTCTGAACATTACCTTGGTAGCTGGAACTCCGACAGTCATCACGAACTTCGGTTTGATGAATTCCAATTCCCGCTCTAGATAAGGTTTGCACGCTCGTACTTCATCAGGAGTTGGCGTGCGATTGTCAGGAGGACGACACTTAACCACGTTCGTAATGTACACCGACTCGAGTCCATTCTTATCCAACTCACCACGGAGAATCTTCCCTGACTCTCCCATGAATGGCTTGCCATACCTGGCTTCTGCTCGTCCTGGCGCTTCACCGATGACTACCAGGTCAGCGTCTTTAGGTCCATCGCCAGCTACACAGACCGTGCCGGCAGTTTCCCATAGGCCGCAGAGTTTACAGTCTGGATTCAAGCTGGCCATCAGAACTGTTCGCAGCTTACTCCGACCGCCATCAATAGATTGAGTGGCGCTGGGTCTCGGAACTTCTCCCAATACATAACTCGTCTGATTCCTGCGTTGATCATCAGCTTAGCGCAATTGATACAGGGACTGTGCGTTGTGTAGATCGTCCCTCCAAATGTTTCGATTCCCTCCTTAGCTGCGAAGGCTATAGCATTAGCCTCAGCATGGACAGTACGTTCACATGGAGTGTTGGGTCCACAAGTTTCTTCGTTGCAATGAGGTAATCCCGACGGGGCACCATTGTACCCCATCGAGACTATGCGGCCTTCCCTGGCCAGTACCGCACCAACGGACAAACGTAAGCAGGTTGATCTACGAGAAACTAGCTTGGCGATGTTTCCGAGTAACTCGTCTCGGTCTATTCTTGTTAACATTTCCTCTCCTTATAGCTTTCCTGTTCATCAAAGCTCTGAAGGCTTTCTTTAATGAGGCATGTCTATTCCCATGGTCGCCTCGTAGCATGAACTGACTGAACTGGGTCTTGGCTCCGTACTTCGTATGAACCCGACAGCGAAGGTCAGGATACTCATTGCACTCCCATTCCTCGCATGACCAGGCTCCCCCTCCGCAGAAGACTACTTGGTGCCAAGTCAGGTCTTTAACTTTCACGTGTTTCAATAGTCTTCGCAGATAACCTGGTAGTCGTTTTCAAAGCAGTGCATCGACACGCAATGAAAGATGAACATACCCGGCTTCACTTTGTTCCAGTATTCTGGTGTGTTCGCAATCTTCTCAATTGATCGAAGTTCATCGAGCATCCAAAGCTGAAGTCGCAATGAGAGATACAGATCATCGCGGAAATGTCTCACAAAATCGCAAGACCTTATATAATACGTGCAATGGAGATACCCCATCCGCTGCATGAAATGGTAGCCCAGAGTACAGGGAACTCGTTCCCCATGGACAACCCCTGTATCCTCAGGGAACCATACCGGCAAATATGCCTGGCGAGTCAGTGGGTCCTCGTGAAGAAGATTAGCGACATCAAGTAGATCTCCATATCTATAGCGAATCCCCATCCGGCATCCACCTGTCACCAGATCTAGTTGAGGCCAATAACGCTCCATATAGGTATGTGAGAATCGGGCATCGTCTTCAGTTCTAAACTTATCTGCAGATTGGGACCAAGGCCAATTCCTCCATTGAGTCCCCGGATTAAGAGGGTCTCCTCCGACTCGTTCTTCAAAGTGATCGTCTGCCCAGGGGAGGTTGGGCCCAATGTCAGCTTGGTATCCATGGTAGTCCTTATCGTTGAGTGCTACTGTGAAGGAGGTATTGAATATCTCACGCATGCGCAGTTCAGGCTTATCGGACACGTCAATAGATTGCCAGCGGTTGGCGTCGACTGGATACGAAAGAGTCTTCAGATCTCTACCAACTCGGTT